CTTCGTAAGGGTTCTCATCTTCAGCTAGTGCGTCAGAGTAATTCCTTAATTCTTGACCGTATATGTAGTAAAGTATCTGCACCATAGTGACCTTACGACCATCAGCCTTATTTGTCAGTATCGCCATTTTAGTTTCGTCTCTGCTAAACTCTTTAACTTTCTTGACCCACTCAGCGGATAGTCTCCAGCCAAAGTCTTGACCACGGGAGGCGTTTATACCCATATCTGAACTGTTGATATACGCCTGTATCTGTGCTTCCATTTTGGCGTAGTCTGTTACACCACTCTTTATGTTGAAAAATCCAATGCCTTTTGGCTCTTGTGATTGTGTCTTAACTACTCCCATTTCTATATCCCCTTTGCTAATTCTTTAGTTACTTGTTGTCCGAAATCATTTGGATCGTTTGCTGGTGCTGGACCAGCATCACCCGAAACATCCATGCGGTCTTCAGCCCCCGGTGTCGGTACTGCTGGTGCTGGTGGTGCTACGACAGGGTTGGTGGCTGGTGTACCCTGACTGAACTCATACGCTTGCTGGTATGGCTCAAGGTAGTCGTCGTAGTGTTCTGTGACGTCTGGTGCGGATAATACCACGCCTTTTTCTTTGTCTACCTTAACTTGCTTCATTAGCTTGTCAAAAACCTTAGCCTGTAAGTGTGGGTATTGCTTAAATAGTGGTGCGTACTTTTGTACCGCAGCGATTGAATCACGCTTGAAGCTTACGGTTGTTTCAGCTATTTTGGTAGCATCACCCCTTATCCTTGTTACATCTTGGTCTAGCTTGTACTGTTCATTCATTAGCCACTGTGCTGCGTCTTCAGTTGACATCGTATCATTTGATGCTTCGACTACATCCTGTGGTGTCCGAAGCTCTTTACCACTTGCTTGGTCTACGAGTACGTTTGACAAGCCGTCAGGGTAATAGGCATCCATCACTTCTTTGGTTGTGTTCTCAAGTTCTTTAGCTGAAGTCCGCTCTTCGGTGCGGATGTTGTTGATAATAGATGTTACGTCGTCCTTGGTTAGGGCAGCGGGAACCTCCGGCTCTGGCGCCGGTTCTTCAACTTCAACTGGTTTAGCTTCTTCTTTCGCCGGCTCTTCATTGACTGGGGCTGGCGTGACAACTTCTTCTTTAACTGGTTCAACGACTGGCGTTTCATCTTTTTTAGGCTCCTCTACTGGTTCAACTACTGGAGTTGGAACTACCTCTGGAACCTCAACTGCTGGAGTTACTTCAGGTTTTTCTTCACCAAAACCCTCAAAGGCTTTGTCAAACTCTTCTTCGTCCGTCATTATCGCAACTCCTTAACTTTACTATTTAGCTCTTTAATATCTGCTCCAATTTGCCTCAAGTGGTGTACTACTAGCTTGTGAACGGCAACTTGTTCAGTGGGGCTCATTTTATCATTCCCCAGGTCAATAACATCAATAGTAAGGTGCTCTGCAATAGCCTCCTCTATGTAGGTGTTATTCTTTTTTAGAGCCGCAACAATAGTCTCGTTTAGCGTTGACTTCTCTATGGGTTCTTCTCTGTCTGGTGTAGCGAATCCACCTACACTTCCGTATGGTACGTCTTCATTTGGTTGCATCTAACTGTTCCTTTCGTTTTGTTACCTGTCGTGGTTATCACCATTTAACGCTATTAGAATTATCCTGTCAAGCCTGATTGTGGCATAACAGGGGCATCTGGAATAGCACCAAGCGTAGCAGATAGTTCTGGAGCAGTTTCGTCAAGGAATTTGTCTTCAACAACTTTCTTGCGAGCTTGTGCACTTGGGTCGTTAGGGTCTGCGTTTTGGCTCATCACAGTAACAGCGTCTTGCAAGTCACCACGTTTCTCGTCGGTGTAGTCTTCTTTGCTTATAGTACTATCAATTTTCGCGTCAATTTTCTGGATGTAAGCGTATAGCTCATTCCAGTTTACCATCAAAGCGTTAGGATTTAGTGGGTCAGGGAAAGCCTCTGGATTAACCCTAAGTATGTCTTCGCGGGTAGCGTCGTCAACATATATAACACCTTCACCGTCTTGCTCTGAAAGGAATAAGTCTAGTGCTGAAATAACGTACTGGCGCAAAAACTCTTCAATAATGTTGGTAATTTGCTGTATAGAGTCGTCTATGCCTTGTTTCTGGGTAGCGGCACCAACGCCTGTTTTAGCATCACCGATAGCACCAAGGGACTGGCCAGGGTTCATACCCATCATACTTTGAATCTGTTTAACTATTTCTTGGCTGATAGTAGGGTACTGGTTAGCCGTGGAGGTATCAAGAGTAAGGAGCGTAACTTTAGAGTTGGGGTCGGTAGAACTTATAACACCGCCACTCTTCAGGTTGGTGGCTCCAGAAAACACTCCAGCCTTAAATACTGTTGGCTTACTGTTATATAGCCATGTAGTTGCTACATTCTGACGGAGTACCATCAAGAAGTTCTGGTTAGGTGCAGCTAATCTAACACGGCTATCTCCAGCCCATGAAAGCTCTGCTGGGTCAATCACTAGGAATAGTGTGCGAGGGAAGCCAAACTTAGACCTGTTTGGGACTTTGCGAAGACACTGGTTGACTGTCGGGCTGAACGTCTTAATCTCTTGTGAAATATTGCTAGAATAACGAGTAATAATGTCGTAAGTGTCGGCACCAGCCTCAACTTTACTTTGCTCCATAGGGGTTAAGTATTCTGCATAATCGGCTGAACCACCGCTGTCTGGACCATTTGCAACAAGGGCATCCATTGGTCCTTTAGCCCATGTACTCTGACCGGCTGGTTTTGCTTTTTCGGAAGCTATTATATTCTTAACCTTGCCCGGTGTCATTTTGGTACGAATGTAGAAGTAAGGGCTTTGACTTCCTTCTTGTGTTCCCGGTTCAATAGCAAAATCACTATAGTGAATTAATTTTGGTATCACTCCAAACTGACCGTACATCTTAGTTGCGGCAACTTGAAACACGTTAAATCCGCGAGTCAACGCACCCCGGCCACCTAGTTGAAGAGTGTTGACGAAACCTTTAGCAAAGGTGTTAGTGTTAAGCACTACATCTTCTGTCAGAAAGCGACAGGTGATAGCCTCTACCGTGCTTTTAGAGCCATTAATGACAACCGATACATGTGGGATGGTTTTGACGGCTGTACGCATGATTTGACGTATGATACCGGCAGTTGTGGTGTCACCAACAGGAGGGTTCTTTTTGTTTCCACCGTCATACTGAGCGTTAGCCATTGTGTCTAATCTTACGAAGTCTCTGGTAACGGTGTCTACATGGTCTTTACCAGCTTGCCATTCTGCTAGGTAATCAAATACTTCTTGGTCTGGGGTTACTTTGTCTTCTTTATACATAATTATATTGTACCACTAATTTCTATCATACGATGTCTCCGATAACGCCAATATTGACACCTTCAAAGTTAGCCATAACAACATCAAAAGAGGTGTTGTCTAGGTCGCTATACCCTTTAAGCTTAACCTCGTTTACTACAGGGTTCGGTAATCTGATTTTTACTCGGCGTTTTATCTTTAATGAACTGTTGTTTTCTCCAGAGCCAGGCATAGGAGTGCTCCAATTTATCACTCGGTTGTTGTACGAACGGTAAACCAGTCGGGGATTGCCCCAGCCAGCTGCTACGCTTCTGCTGAAGGCACCGTTGGTAAATGACTTAGTTTTACTCTTTACCCTGCCAGCGCTGTTAATGTACTCAACTGTGATGTTCACCGTACCTATCCACTCAGCTAAATAAACAACCACCTGATTGACTGCAAAGAATACGTTTCTACCTTGGCTAAACGCTTTTAGGTTGGTGTCAAACTCTACAGGGTAGGGCGTTGCTGTGCCATCACTATTTTGGTCTTCAGCAACGTAGGACTCAACAAGCTTAAAAAACTTGGTGCCCTGTCGAATATACAAGAAGCTATCCCTGTTAGGAGGTGAGATTGAGCCAATCCAGTTGACCGCAAGATCCCATATATACCACTTTGGCTTCTTGGTGTTTGTCATGTCTCTAACTAATATTTGATTATTATAATTGAACCCACGGGAAGGAACCGCGAAACATACCAGATTATTCCACGCCGCACCAACTATAAGGTCAAAGTTAGCGCTTTTAATGGTTCTATATGTCTTTTGAATAGCGTTACTGACAAGAGAAGGAGCAAGCACGTTTTGTAGGTCGGCTTCAGTTTTGATGGAAGTGATGCCATCGGAAGAAGGGAATAGAAGCTCGCCAAGGTAGGGAACGACTCCAAACGTGCTATAAACTGCGGCAGCACCGGCGTTGAGCTCGTCGGCACCCCAGAAGGTGATTGATGAATTGCCATAAGTTAGTGTTTTTTGACTAATAATTTGCTGTTTAGAAACACCTTCGGTGCCAGAGAATAAAGCGAACAGGTTAGGTATGTTTTGGTTGTTCCTAAAACCAACGACAGATGTAGGGTAGTAGTTTGTACCTTTAAGTAGCGGTAGGCGTTGTGCTCCTTCGTTCGAACCAAATGAAACCCCAGAGTCCGTCAAGGCTCCAAAGTAAATGTCATAAGGGTTGTCAGGGTCGCCGTACAATACTGGGGTTTTATCCAATATCATGCCTCTGGCTGCCTTAATACCAGCTGTTGAGTTCTCGCTAGGAGCGGTGTTGAATAAAATATTGAATAGTACTTGGCCATTATCAACGAATGTGGTGTCAGCTATAGGTATACCAGGTTTGAGCATGGCAAGGTCACTAGCAACTGGAGTTGTGCCATTTAAGGATATAGCCCCGTATAGGTTGCGGCTTTCTGCATCAGCTGGTGGAGTGTCATTAAAAGTAAGTGTTAGAAACTCTGTTCCATCGGCTTTCCATGTCTGTCGACTCTTTGATACGGTCCTGGTTAATATAGGACCGATGGCAGTTTCACCACCACCGTCTGAGTTGTAGGTGAAGCCGTAGTAAACAGTAGAACCACCTCCCACAGTAATACCAGTGGCGGCTGCCGTGATGTTACTAACAGGATTAATCACAGCCGTGAACTGGGTCATCTGAAGGTTAGACAAGTCTATGTAGCGCAGGGTGTCT